AAAAATACAAAGATATATCAAACTTATTCTTCTTATAATTCTTCTTTAGTTGGAACAGAAATTGGAACTGTTCTTTACGACGAAGGAATTATTATCTTAACAGGAAGTTCAAAATTAGCAAATACAAGCGAGTTTTACGTTCAGCCCGTTTCTGATCCCAAGTATAGTGTAGATTATACTTATACTGCTATTTCTGATAATTTAAAATGGATTTATTTTGGTGCACATCAAAAGACGACGACTGATGCAGGAAGCAATACTCCGATTGTTTCTGCATCATATGAATTAAACTTTCAAGGCTCAACAGAAAGAAGCACTATAACAATGTTCTGTTCTGCCGAAAAGAATGATTTCACCTGGAGCAACAACAGAACGTTTATAAGCGGTGGACAACTTAATTCTTTAGTTCTTGGGCAAACAAGCTCAATAGTGGTTAACGGCACAACTTACAATGCTCCAACTGGAAGTTATTTTGTTCCATCCAATGGACAATACTTTGAAAACGACCAGTTAGTAATAAAAAACACTATTTCAAGTTCTTTTACCAATTATAATTCTCCTTATAAATCTCAAGTGTTTATAAGCGAAGTCGGAGTTTATAATGAAGAAGGCGACTTAATAGCCATAGCAAAATTAGCAAATCCGGTAAGAAAGACACCAGAATTAGATTATACAATAAAACTTAAACTTGATATTTAATCTGATACAATTTAATCATGATTTTAGGACTTGATATCTCAACAACAATTACTGCGTTTACTATCTTGGACGAAGATGGTAAGATCGTCTTGTGTGAAGCGGTAAGATTAGAAAAACTTAAAGACATTTTTATTAAAGCTTCAAATATTAAAAAGTATGTTGATAATCTTAATAAAACATACGACATTAAAGCAATCTATGTAGAAGAACCTCTTATGTCTTTCTCCGCTGGTATGTCTTCTGCTAAAACAATTTCAACATTAATGAGATTCAATGGTATTGTTTCCTGGATTTGTTGTGATGTAATTGGTTTAGATCCTCAATTTATTTCTGCTGCTACGGCTCGTAGAATGTATGGCGTGAAAATGGAGAAAGGAAGAAAAGCAAAAGAAGTTGTGTTTGAAGCTGTACTTGACCAAGAACCAGACTTTAAGGTAGAATTGACCGCACACGGGAACCCTGTTCCGGGTTCTATGGATAGAAGCGATAGTTTTATTATCGCTAAGGCCGGTTATTTACAATGGAAATCACTGAAAAGCTAAATATTGTTGATTCTTTCCTTGGTGAACATCATAAAGTAGGAAATGAATATCTTTATTATTGTCCGTTCTGTAAACACCATAAAAAGAAACTCTCTGTAAATTTTACGAAAAGCAAGTACAAGTGTTGGGTCTGCGATGTTGCAGGCAATATTCGCAAACTTGTGCGTAAAAAAGGCACCTTTGAGATGTTCCAGAGATGGAAAATGCTCGATGGAGAGGTTGATCTTGATACAAACCTAGACGATCTATTTGCAGACACTCCAGAGGCTCGTGAAGAGGTTTTCTCTTTACCAGAGAAGTTCGTGACGCTCACAAATAAAACGACGCTCCTAGCGCACGCTAAATCATTAAACTATCTTAAGAAGCGTGGTGTAACTCAAGAAGACATACTTTATTGGAAGATTGGTTTCTGCTTTGACGGAGAATACAAAGACAGAATAATTTTTCCATCGTTCAACTCTAATGGTGATCTAAACTACTTCATTGGTAGAACTATTACTGGCGATAAGTTTGCTAAGTTTAAGCAACCGCCGTCTTCTAAAGATATAATCTTTAATGAACTATACATAGATTTTGACAGCGATATTATTCTTGTCGAAGGAATCTTTGACGCAATCAAAGCAGGGCACAACGCAATTCCAATGCTTGGTTCAACTTTGAGAGAGGAAAGTAAATTGTTCCAGAAGATCGTCGGCTATGATACAACTGTGTATATGGCGTTAGATCCAGATGCGACGAAGAAAGAAAGTGAGATTATACGAAAGCTTATCAATTATGGTGTTGAGGTCTATAAGATAGATATTCTACCTTATAAAGACGCAGGAGAAATGACAAAAGAACAATTCCAGAAGAGAAAGGCTTGTGCCAGATTGATGACCTATGATACATTACTACAACAAGAATTAGAGGTTGCATGAAATTCGCCCATTTAGCAGATATTCACATTAAAAATCTAAAACACCACAACATTTACGAAAACATCTTTGGACAAATGTATAATGCTCTTGAAAAAGAGAAAGTAGACGCAATCATTTGTTGCGGAGACATTGCACATACAAAAACAAACATCTCACCAGAATTTGTTGAGATGACAACAAAACTATTCAACAATCTTTCAGACATAGCTCCTCTATACATTATTCTTGGTAATCACGATGGTAATTTAAATAATGCTGATCGCCAAGATGCAATTAGTCCAATTGTTCAAGCTATTAATAGTCCAAGAGTTAAGCTTCTAAAAGATTCTGGTGAGTTCCATCTTAATGATAAATTCTGTCTGAATGTTTTATCGATCTTTGATCGAGATAATTGGATTAAACCAACTAGCGCAGAAAAGATTAACATTGCATTGTATCACGGAGCAATTCAAGGCTCCAAGACTGATACTGGCTGGGCAATGAAGAATACAGATGATAATCTGTCAATCTTTGATGATTTTGATTATGGTTTTCTTGGAGACATTCATAAGCATCAATTCTTAAATGACAAGGTGGCTTATTGCGGTTCAACCATTCAACAGAACTTTGGAGAGGAGACAGAGAAAGGAATTCTTATTTGGGACATCAAGGATAAAAATAAGTTCTCTGTAAAACCAATAATCTTTAATAATCCAGCTCCTTTCATAACTGTTGAATACGATGGATCTTTTCCTGTTATCCAGGTTGGTTCACACGTTCGTTTAGTATTGGATAAGTATTATGACCAAGAGCAGATCAATAAACTTAAAACAGACATACTAAAAAATTATTCACCTAAGTCTATTACTGTTGTCAATAAGCACGCCAAAGAGGTTGAGAATGAGATAGAGAAGGGTGATAAGACAAAATTAAATCTCCGAGATAATAATGTTCAGCAACAGCTAATCAAAGAGTTCTTAGCTTCCGAAAACCTTACAGAAGAACAGATGCAGCAAGTATTAGACATTAATACTAAGTTCAATCTTGATGCAGAAGTATCTGATAATGTTGCAAGAAATGTTAAATGGAGTCTTGATAATTTTGAGTGGGATAATCTCTTTAATTATAAAGATGGTAACAAGATAGATTTTTATGAATTAAGCGGAATTGTTGGAATCTTTGGAAAGAATTATTCTGGTAAGTCCAGCATAATCGACAGCCTTCTTTACACCTTGTTTAACACAACTTCTAAGAACATTCGTAAGAATTTTGATGTAGTTAATGAGCGTAAGAAAGAAGGTAATGGAAGCGCCTACATTAGTTTAAGTGAGAATGAAATTCTCTCGATAACAAGAAAGACAGAAAAAATTACTAAGAAATCAAAAGGGAAGATAATAGAAGAAGGCAAAACAGAATTAGATTTCGAGATTTTTGCGGGAGCAAGCGTTATGCCATTTAATGGCAACGATAGAATGGAGACAGACAAGAACATTCGCAAAGAGATCGGAACTTATGAAGACTTCTGTAATACTTGTCTGTCAACTCAACACGGCTCATTAGACTTTATTAATGAAGGGTCAACAAAAAGAAAGGAAGTCCTTGCTAACTTTCTTGATTTACAGATCTTTGAAAATAAACATAAGCCAGCTAACCAGTATGCCAATGAACTTAAAACCTTGATTAAGAAAACTGACAAAGATTACTCAAAAATACTTGGCGACATACACATAAAGCATCATTTAGCGATTGATAAATTATACGAAGAAGCCAAGAATGTAGAAGCTTTAAAAGCAGAGCAACAAGTTTTACAAGATAAAATTACAAAGCTGACCGCTGACCTTGCAAAGGTAGAAGAGCCAATTGACATCGAGAAAGCTTGGTTGACTCACGGAGAATTAAACTTTCAGCTTTCTCTGACAAAAATAGCTATTGAGAAAAAATCAGCTGAATTAAAAACTCACGAAGAAACCATTGAAAAGATTAATCAAGTCGTAGAGAAACTTAATGTAGAAGAACTTAAAGTAAAACAGGAAGCTTCTAAAAAGATTCTAAAAGAGATTGATTCTCTTCTCTCCGAGAAGAAGATGAAAAACAATTCTCTTTCAATCTATAGAAAGTCTGCCGAGCTTATTGATTTAGCTGCTTGCGGCAAAGACCAATTTAAAGAATGCTCATTTAAGAAGAGCGCACTGGAATCCCTAACAGAAATCTCAATAGTAGAGTTGGCTCTTAAAACGATCGAAGAACAAGAAGCAGCTTTAAGAGGTGATCTATTAAAGTTAGAGATAGACAAAGTTAACGAATACCTTGATAAACTTACAAAGCTTAAAGATAAATCTAATGAAGCATCCAGCAAAATCTCCTCTCTCTTAAAAGAGATAGTTAAGTTGCAAAATACCAAGTCAGAGGTTGAGACAGAACTTGTGGAGAATGAAAAAATAATTAATCGTTATGAATCAAACAAAGATTTATACGACAACATTAACGAATTGAAAAAAGACCTTGTTAATCTCGTTAAGAAAAAGAATTCTACACAAGAATCTTTAAAGACAGCGGAAAACGATCATACAAAAGCAGTAGGAAACTTAGCGTCATTAGAGCAACAAATTGATACATACGAGAAAGAAATAGAGGAACTTAATAAACTAAAAGCAGAACATTCATCTTATGAGTTATTTCTAAAATGCACACATAATAGCGGTATTCCGTTTGAATTAATTAAAAGAACTCTGCCAATAATCAACGAAGAAATAAACGGTCTTTTGGCAAACATTGTCGAGTTTGAAGCTTACTTTGCAAATGAAGAAGGTAGATTAGAAATTTACATTCAGCATCCTAATTCTTCTCCGAGAGCGATTGAAAACTGCTCAGGAGCAGAAAAGTCCTTGGTTGCTATGGCGATTAGATTAGCTCTGATTAAATGTGGCAGCTTGCCAGTAAGCAACGTATTTATTCTTGATGAGCCAGCTACATCTTTGGATGCGGAACATATGGACAGTTTTATCAAAGTTTTAGAAATGATTAAATCTCAATTTAAAACTGTATTATTAATCACTCACTTAGATACATTAAAAGACTCAGTGGATAAAATTATCGAGATTCAGAAGGATGAAGAGGGATTTGCATACATTAACTAACTATTTATAACACCGAAAGGTTAGGAGGTATATCATGGCAAAGAAGCAAGAAAAACCAGTAAAGAAAGACGAGAAGAAAAAGAAATAATTTCTTCTAATAATTCGGAGGCGTCAAGATTAAAACCTTGACGCCTTTTTATTTTATGATACTATTTATTGTATAATCTCAGGAGGATTAATTATGTCAGATCAAAAGCCAAAAGGACACGGACCAGCAAAAGTTGCTCCATTCACACAAAGCCCAGGTGGAAAAGGTCATAACTGGCCAAAAGCCGGTGATCCAAACACCAAAGGCTGGAACGAGAAAGTCCACAAAGGTGGCGCTCCAAAGCCAAAATAAGAGGTAGTTATGCCTTTTGATCCAAAACAGATCTCGGCACTAGAAAAAGCCGTTGAAGATAAATACGGTGAAAAAGCTGTATTAGACCCTTCTTCTCTTTGGACACCCGAGAAAGAAAAAACCTACCTTGATCAGGTTAAGGCAGTTGAGAATTTTTATCGTCAACAACCTTATGAAAACCAAGTTGATCAGGGTGGTTTTATTCTCAGGGAAAAACTACTTAATAAGAGGAACTTTAAAAATTGTTCTTACTGCGGAGATCAAGTATATAAAGCAGCAGACGAAATGTATATGACAAAGTTTAATTGTTGTTTTAATTGCTACGTCTTACACCTAGAAGGAAGAGAAACAAAATGGCAGAAATAGTAAACAACGAGGTCCAAAATGATATTTACGAAATTGTCCGTGGGATTGGTCAAGCGATGTCTCTGGCTTATGATGGACCAACCTACAACGAAGACATTGACAACAAAGTTGGCTTACGAAGAGAAGAAGGCAATTACTTAGTAGACAAAAGAATTATGGATGGTTTTCACGTTAAAGTCGGTGGTAGAAAGCTGACTATTAATTACCACGCAGAAATTCCGCTCAACGAGATTCATAGGATGGGAGCTGGAAAGTTTGAAGACGAAATCGAAAGCACTATTGAAAAATGTCTTGCATTCGTCAAAAAACAATTTAAGGCTACAACAAAGAAAAGTCTTGCAACAAAAGAAGCCAAGAAAACATTAAAGAACGGAAAAACAGTTAAGGATTTCGACGTTTTAATTCAGCCAATTTCTCGTTTTAGAACGTCTGTAACGGCACATAAATGCTACGAACTTACTGGTATTCCCGAGCCAGAAGAGTATAAGAGTCAGATTGTTGCTGATTACGAAAAGTATCACAAGAGCCTCTTTAAGAACAAGAAGAAGGCAGAAGAAGCTCCTAAGCGAGTTGCATGAGTGTCCAATTAACTAAGAAGGAAGTTGTTAAAGAAATAATTAAATGTGGGAAAGACCCCATTTATTTTATCAATAACTTTGTCAAAATTTCTCATCCAGTCCAAGGACTTATTAGTTTTAAACTTTATCCATTCCAAGAAGATTGTATAAAACAATTTCAAGATTATAGATTTAACATCGTACTCAAAGCTCGCCAGATGGGTCTTTCGACTGCAACTGCGGGCTTTATTCTTTGGATGGTATTATTCCATAGGGAAAAGACTGTCTTATCTGTTGCCACGCAATTAAACGTTGCCGTTGGTATGGTTAAGAAGGTTAAGTTAATGTATAACAATCTTCCTGATTGGATGAAGATTGCTAAGGTTAAGAATGACAACAAAAGCACTCTTGAATTAAATAATGGCTCTTGGGTTAAGGCAGCATCAACAACTGGCGACTCTGGTCGTTCCGAAGCTCTTTCTTTGCTCATTGTTGACGAAGCTGGCATCATTCAAGGTATGGATGAAATGTGGGCTGGTATTTATCCTACAATTGCCACTGGTGGTCGCTGTATCGCCGTATCAACTCCAAAAGGCGTTGGTAACTGGTTTCACAAGACTTATACAGATGCGGAGACAGGAAAGAACAACTTTAATCCTATTAAGCTAAACTGGGACGCCCACCCAGACAGAGACCAAAAATGGTGGGAAGAAAATACTAAAAACCTTAGTGCGAAGGACATTGCACAAGAATACGAATGCTCTTTTAATTTTTCTGGAAACACAATTGTTGACGGTGTAATTCTACAAGAGATGAAAGATGGAACATCAAAACCAATAAGAAGAGGTGGTTTTGATGGAAATCTATGGATTTGGAAAGAACCAGAACCAGGAAGAAGGTACTTACTTTCTGCCGACGTTGCCCGTGGAGATGCGGAAGATAATTCTGCATTTAACATTTACGATGTTGATTCTATGGAACAAGTGGCAGAATACCAAGGCAAGTTAGCCCCAGAAGCATACGCAGAATTATTATTTGAGACATCAAAAGATTATGGTTTTTGTTTAACGGTTGTAGAGAATAACTCATTTGGTTACGGAGTGTTAGAAAAACTCAAATCAATGAGACATCCAGCTATTTACCACCACAAAAAATCAAGTTATGATTTTATTGAGCCGATGACAGCATTGTATGATTCAAGTGCCGTTCCTGGTTTCAATACAAACGTTAAGATGCGCCCCCTTGCTATTGCAAAGATGGAAGAATTTTTAAGAAACAAGATAATAAAAATCAATTCTGAAAGACTAATTAATGAGTTAGAAACATTTGTTTGGAACAACGGAAAAGCGGAGGCAATTAAAGGTAGTAATGACGATTTAGTAATGTCCTGTGCAATTGCCTGCTGGGTAAGAGAAGGGGCCTTAATAATTTCTCAAAGAGATGTACAATACCGTCAAGCATTTATCAGCGGAATAAATACTGGCGGAAGAACATTTGAGTCATCAATACCTGGAATGCCTGAACACGCAAAAGCCGAAAATCGCAAGAAGTGGGCTGAAGCATACAACAACGCAAGAGAGTTCTCTTGGTTAATGAAGTGAGAATAAAAAATGGCAAATAAAGCAGATCAGAGAAACAATCCAAAAAATAGTGCGTCTCCTTTATTTAAGAGATTAACAAAGTTGTTCTCTGGTCCTATCATTAATTTTAGAGCACAAAAACCAACAAGAGAAAGAAAGTTTCAATTAGACAAGTATGCAAGCAAGTTTAATTCTCTACAAGGCTTATCATACAAGAAAAATGTTTATAACCCGTTTGATTCACTTCGTTCTGGGAACATGGCTATTCAAAGCCGTGCAGAAAGATATGTTGACTTTGAGCAAATGGAATTTTATCCAGAGTTGGCATCTGCTCTTGATGTTTATGCAGATGAAATGACGACCTTTACAGAGGTTTCAAAGCTATTAAAGATTGATTGCCACAACGAAGAAATCAAGAACATTATTGATACTTTATTCTACAAAACACTAAACATTGAATCAAATCTCTTTAACTGGGCAAGAACAATGTGTAAGTATGGAGATTTCTTTTTGTATCTTGATACAGACGAAGTTCTTGGTGTTAAAGCAGCGATTGGCCTTCCTTCGCAGGAAGTTGAGAGATTAGAAGGTCAAGATCAAACAAACCCTAATTATCTACAATTCCAATGGAATGCTGGCGGTTTGACGTTTGAAAATTGGCAGATTGCTCACTTTCGTGTATTAGGAAATGATAAGTATGCTCCATACGGCACATCAGTATTAGATCCAGCAAGAAGAATTTGGCGTCAGTTAATTCTCGTAGAAGATGCGATGATGGCAGCAAGAGTTATTCGCGCACCAGACAGAAAAGTATTTGAGATCGACGTTTCAGGCATTCCTCCAGAAGATGTTGAGCAATATATGCAGCGCGTTATTACACAGCTTAAAAGACATCAAGTTGTAGATGATACAACAGGACAAGTAGATCTTCGCTATAATCCTCTAAGCGTTGAGGAAGATTATTACCTTCCTGTCCGCGCTGGTTCTGTATCTAAGATTACTCCACTTGCCGGTCAAAAAGGTATTGATTCAATTGAAGATATTAAATACTTAAAGAATAAGTTATTTGCCGCAATTAAAATCCCAGGAGCTTATCTTTCACAATCTGAGTCAGATAAAGAAGATAAGTCTACACTTGCTCAAAAAGACATTCGTTTTGCAAGAACAGTTCAAAGACTGCAAAGAGCAATGCTTTCAGAAATGGAAAAGATTGGCATCGTGCATCTTTATACTCTTGGATTCAGAGGTGATGACTTAATTTCTTTTAAACTCTCTCTAAATAATCCTTCTCGTATTGCAATGATGCAAGAATTAGAGGGATTGAGCCAAAAACTAGACGTTGCATCTAAAGCACTTGGTGCAAACTTCTTTTCTCGTCAATATGTTTCAAAAAATATATTCGGTATGTCTGATGAAGATTTTGAGAAGATTGAAAGACAACGTTTCTATGATAAGAGAGTTGATGCTGCAATTGAAGCATCTGCACAAGATATGCCGTCAGCAGGTGATATGAGTGGAATGGGCGGTCCATCGCTTTCGGCTGAACCTACAGGTGGTATAGAAGGCGGACTAGGTGGAGGACCAGGAACATTAGGGGCAGCAATAACTCCGCCTCCACCAGAAGGAGGAGAAGCTGGAGCCGCACCAGCTGGCGGAGAAGCAGCTCCAGCTCCAGAAGCAGCTCCAGCCCCTGGGGAAGAAGGTGGTTCACCACTTTTGGCAGCACCACCGCCAGAAGCCCCAGCTAAAAGAGATAGTGTTGTAAAAAGAGATAAACAAGATAAACCTGTAAAGATTGAATACGCTGATGGTTCTTACTTAACTCTTGGTTCTAAAGGTAAAAAATATAAACCAACTGATGATGACAAAAGAGAAGATCGTGGACCATTTACAAGACACGTTAAGTCTTTATGGGGAAGTCAAGCTTACGGTAAGAATTCTAAAAGAAATGCCTTTGGATTCGGTTATGTTACATCAGATCGTTTAGCAAAAGGTATTGCAGAGTCAATCGATACTAATTATAATAAGTCAGCCGAGGATCAATTAAATAAACTTGACCGGGATTTAGAAACCATAATGGAAGAGTAAAAAATGAAAATAAGCCACAATAAAAAAAGAAATACATTGTTTTTA